GCAATAAAGAGAGCATTACTTGCACCGCTAATAGTCATGCGAATAAGGTTTTCCATATGCTCAAGCTGCTTTTCATATACAAGACGCTCTACATTATCTTCAATATATTTTTCTTTTGAGCTTGGACTATATGTCTCATCATTGCTGCCTTTGCGAACACTTACTTTTACACAACCAAGTTTGGATAGAACACGATCTTTATCAGCTTTAAGTTTTTTAAGATCTGCTTTTGTACCAACAAAGCTAAATTTGTTTCCGCTCTTAGTGATAATATCATCACCTACTGTTGCGACAAGATAATCAAAAATCTTTTGACCAGCACTGCGATATGCTTTATAAACAGCAAGACGACTAAATTTAGGATCATCCATCATGTCAATAACACCATCAAAGATATCTTCCATATCAGATGTTACACTCTCAACAATAAAGTTAGATCTATATTGCAATGTGCTTTCATTAAGTTCTACTTCATTTGGCATTGTCCAGCCATCACTCATATTAGAACCATTTAATACTGCTGCAGCAATTGGTAATGTTTTTACAAGGGAAACTTTTTTATCAAATTCAATTGTTTTCTTTGTGTTGCCAATAAAGACATCAACACTTTGCAATGCCATCATATTGACATTTTTGCTAGACCAGTTAAAACGAATGCTCTTATCACCATCTTTATTATAAAGACGAATGCCATGGCCACTGTTTTCACCGCTGGTAAATTTTTCAATACCAGGATATCTGAAAAATTTACTACCAGTTTTTTTGTTCAAATAACTGATAATAATCTTCATTGCTGATGGAATTGAGCTAACATCGAGCTCTTCCTTTAAAAATTCACTAAATGATAATGTTGTCTGCATATTTCTTATTTATACTATATATTTATACAATATCTCTATTCAACAGTAAAGTCTTTAAAATCATTAACTTTTCGTGATTTGCTTGCAAATGGACTGCTCACAACTGGAGTTGACGTTGGACTTGCACTATTAATTAAATTTGCAGTAGGATCTGCAATATCATAAAGTCTCATTTTTGCTCGATCCAAACCAACTGTAAATCTCTTATTTTTTGATATATCATTATATCGATTTTTAAGTTGTTTGATCATAATTTGACCCATAGATTCAAGCTGTTCTGTGCTTATGAGTGCAAGAAACAAGTCAGCAGTTGCTGGCAAACCAAAGCTCTCACTTGTATCTGTTAATTCCATATCACTATTGCTTGCGCCTTGACGATTAACTTGTGTTGCAGTCCAGATTGGTACATTATTTTCAACAGCAAGTCCCCGTAATTCTTCAGCAATTGCCTTTACGAGACTATATGTATTAACACCACCACTCAATCCTTTAATGCGACTGCTTGCACAAATATTCAAATAGTCAATAAAGATAACATCAGCTTTAAAATTCTTTTTAAGAGCTAGTTCATTTAATAATGCTCTAAAATGTCCAGCGTGGGCACTTGCTGTTGGATATTCCTTAATAAGCAATTTGCCTCTAGTCTTTTTGGATAGATCTGAGATCTTTGATGTAAAGTTTGATTGACTTAGATTTTTTAATTGATCGATTCTTGTATCAAGTAGATTAGCATCAATACGTTCTGCAATGCGCTCTTCTGCCATTTCCATTGTAATATAAAGCACATTCAAGCCTTGTGAGAGATATGAACTTGCAAAATGACACATAACCAAACTCTTACCAACACCAGTGCCAGCCATGAGCAGATTAAGTGTCTTACGACCTACACCACCATTTGTAATAGTATTAAGCATATCAACATCAAATGCAATTTTATCTTCTTTTTTATGATAAAAGTCATAGCGTGAATTTGCATTTTCAATATAATCATGACCTACATTTGTATCAAAGCAAACGCTAAGTGCGCTGCTCAACAACTCAGGTATCATGCCTTCTGTTTTGCTTTTACGCTTGCCATCAATAATAGCAATACTTTCCATAACAGCATTAAATACTGCTCGATCTTTACACCACTTTTCTGTATTTTCTAAAAGCCAATCTTTGTCAGTCTCAACGGGAGATGAAAAGCTTGTTAGATGTTTTGCAATTTCTGAGATATGTGGACTATTAACCACATCTGAATTTTGACATTCAACAGCTAGACTTGTTGCATTTGGTCGACTATTATATTTAACAATATATGCCTCGATTAGTTTAAATGTTTCTTTTGTTGCACCTTCAAAATATTCTGCCTTTAAATGTGGCAACGCTGTTCTGCAAAATTCTTCATTTGTTACGAGATTGTTTAGTATAATTTCTTCAATGCTGTGCATATTTTTCTGTTAAAATTTTGTGTAATATTTTATTCATTACAATTTTGAAATCTTCATCATTGCGTAGTTCCTCGACGCTTTCATAAAGTTCATTGCCATTTATAATGACAAAGTCATAGCGAAGAATAGCAGCGTCATCTTCTTCGCTTATACTCAATTCTTTATAATAATATTTTATGCCAGCAAAATCACCCTTTAATATTTCAATACTAACATGAGTGCTATCATGAGTGCTATCAATAAATCTATAATCTTTGTCTTCAGTCATAAAATTTAGGGGAGACATTGTCTCCCCTTTTGTTAAGATTAGTCTTCTTCTTCAATTAGAGCAACTCCGCCTAATTTATAGTTTTGTTCGATCTTTAGTTTAAAGTCAGTTTGATCAAACAATAGATCCCAAAATTCTTTGTTTTCTGTATCGGCCGCTCTCAAATTGCCAGTGAGTGGTGAACTTGTTTCGGGATTATATGCCATATACCAACCATTTTTTGGTTTTTGTACATAGCCAAGTTTAAGAGCAAGATCAAGCAATCCACTCCATTTGCTAACACCATTTTCATAGGTTACAAGCAAAGGAATCTTAGAACCTTCTCGAACAGCGCGGCTCTTTTCAATCTTGATATTAAATTTAAAGCCAATAAGATCAGTGCCATCCTTTTCTTGAGAACGACTAATAAACCAGATAGCATTAGCACCATAATATGCACCTTTACCACCAGACAAAATAGTTTTGCCATACATCTTTTGCTCTTCATAGGTATGACCAATTGCAATCATTGGTATGTCCTTAAGAGTCAAATATGGTGTGATCATTCGGAAAAGACCTTTAAGAGCTTTAGCGCGACTCATATCAGCAGCGCTATTCTCATTCATTGCATCATCAATTTCCTTTTTACTTGCGATATTACCAAAGCTGTCAAGAATGATAAAAACTTTTTCTTTTTTATCAATAGTTTCAAGCTGATTAACAATATCAAACTTAAGCTCTTCGATATTTTTTACTGGAATATGCAGCACTCGATTTGTGTCAATGCCAAATGTTTCAAAATAGCTTTGTGGACTGCCAAACTCACTATCATAAAACATTAATACACCATCTTCATTTGCTTTAAGCCATGCTGCAGCCATAAGCAAGCTCAATGTACTCTTAAAGCTTTTACTATCACCTGCAAAAATAGTTAAACCATTTGTGATGCCTCCATCAACCTTACCACTTAGTCCAACATTCAACATTGGCACTCCAACACTGACCAATTCTTTTGCTTCAAAGAACGATGATTCGGCTAATACCTCTGCCTCTTTAACACGGCAGTTCTTTTTTAATTTATCTAATAACGACATATTGTTATATTACTCTGTTTATTGTTTTTTGTAAATGTTTTTATTCAGGAAGTTTTTGTTTGGATCTTGACCATCCATTTTGCCTCGACTATATTCAACACCAAAGCTGCAATAGTTAATCATGTCCTTAAAACTATCTTCAATACTTTCAAAGTTTGGACTATAGTTTGGATCATTTTCCATTGCTTCAATCACACTACGAATGCGAAGCATTTTAGCCCAAATAATATCAAGCAAAGTTGATACACCATTTGGATAATAATCTGCCTGACGAATTCGACTATGTGGATTTTGATAGTCATTTGCTTTTTTGAGTTGCAATTCCATGCACTCTCTTAATACTCTTACGCTTTCTTTTTCTTCCATATTATTTTTGTTTAAAAATTTCTCCTCCCGTTTTATTATAATGTTCCACAAGATAGAACTGTCTTTCGTATAGATGTAAATTTCCAACTTGCCAGACAATATCACCAGGCAAAAGTCCAAGATCATCAGCTAGTGCGTTTTGAATATGACATTGCCATGCATAGTCATTGCGATAACCTGCCCATGCATCATTGCTTCTCATTTGCACAACACAATGCAACTGACCATTTCTTATTTGATAATGTACGGCATTTGTACAAATAAAATCACTCATGCCATCGGTGTTATATTCATAATGCATACTTGGT